TTTTGCCCTTGTATTTGTGTTCGTATCCGACGATATCGAGTTCGCAATAAATCTCGTAAATTTCGCGGTCGCGGTCATCCGGGTTCTTGGTTTCGGAACTGATGCCCTGCTGTGCGTCCTTCTCCTCTTTGACGGCATCAAGCTTAGGGGCGGCAGCCTGCGACAGTTCGGTATCGCGGTAGACGCCCATGATTTGCAGACGCTTGACCGTCGATGGCTTCATCGACACGCGGTGCGTGATGCGTCGGGCGTTCTGAAGGTCGGATGCGTTGTTGCTGACGATCAGGTCATCGGCATCAACAGTCTCGCTCACGGGCCGGTTGCGCAGGGGGCAGAAGTAGACTTTCTTGAACGCTGTGCCGCCGAAGCCAAGCAACAGAAGCATGCGGTCAGTGTCGGGATAGTATTCTGTCGCCGTGCTAGTGAGGTAGTGATTGAAGTCCTTTTCCAGCGCGTCGGCCAACTGATCCTGTTCGGCGGTGCTGCCGTTGCTGTCGTCCCTGATCTTCACCGGTCCATCGGTGGGCAGCATTTCCGAACGCGCGTTCGCCTGGAAGCGGAGAACAGCCTCCAGAAGCAGCGGATGACGGACACGGGACATACCCTCGACAGGAGCGCCGTCAGACGCGCCGGCAAGGTTGGGAATCTCCACCTTCAGACCGAGAAGCTTAATGCCCTGCGCGCGGTCCTCAATCCATTCCTGTCGGGTTTCGAGGTCGTCCTCTACGCCACGTAGCAGTTCGCTGCTGATGCGGCTTAGTTCGAGGTCGCTGATGTCCTCGGCCAGATTGTCGAACCATCCCTTCGGACCACGGCTTTCTGCCTCGTCAATGGGCTTGCCGTCCAGACTGACGGTGATCGAACCATCAGGGTGTTCGATGCGTAGGATCGCACCCTTGTCGTCATATTCCGGCGTATCCTGCTGCTCGTCGTCGTCTGCCACCACCACGTCCATCGGTGCAGGCTGCAAACCCGGTTCGGGTTCAGACAGCCGGATGTTCGGTGACAGGCCAGGAACGAGCGACATATGCTACCCCATGAGTGCGCCGTGTTCGGCAATAAAGCGTTCGATGGCTTCTTGCGCGGCATAATTATCAGCGATTGCTTTTACTGTATAGGTCGCAGTAATTCCAGCCAAATCGGGCGACCATACTTCAACGGTGAAAGAGCCGTCGCCATTGTCTTCAAGTGCTGCTTGGCATTTTAGCATGATTACACCGGATATAGAGGTTGTGGCGGTTTGCCTTGATGCTGGTTGGCTGCGTTCAACTCCGCAATACGCTCGGGGCTGCGGACAAGCAAGCCGAGGTCGCGCAGGTGACGAAGCGCCATGCTGACGGTATCGCAATTATGAGTGAGAATGCCGTTGGCATAATAGCAGTGTTCCCCTTCAACTGTCAGATTGAATACGGGATGCATAGTATGGGTGCGCTTTACTGATTTTACCACACACAAATTTTGATTTTCGTTCAACGCATCTAATTGAACAGGTTGTTTTTTTAGGGCTTTTTGCCTCAAACGGCGAACCGCACCATTCACAAACGCCTGTATAATGGCTTTTGCTGTAGGGCTTGGGCTTATCTTCCGCTCGCATTGATGTGAATACATGTTGTCTGTGCCAAGCACGTCCTTCATCGCTACGATGCCATTCTTTGGCTTTTTCACGAATGACGGCAAGATGAGATATTTGTTTTTCTGATTTACCCCTCGAAATGTATTCTTCAGCATGTTTTTCACGATGTTTTTTAAAAGGGATGCATTCAAGATTTGCAATGTTGTTGTTCCCGGCGTCACCATCAATGTGATGGATTTGATATCCAGATGGAATCTTGCCGTTAAAGTAAATCCACACATCACGATGAAGTCTATGGCCCGCCCTACCAAAATATCTTTTGTGCGCTGGATTTGGCGAGTTAGGATACCGCCGATATGTGTATCCATTAAATTCTGTGGTTTCGACAACAACTCCTGGTTTCGGGCGGAATGGCATTGGATTAACCTTTTAGATTGACATTGTGTCTGTAATACATCAAATGGACACAGTGACGCAAGTTCTTTCCATTCGCATCCAACCCGTATGGGATGATTTGCGGTCCCTACTAAACATCCTCCAGTGTAGTCAACTTGCCATACTTCGCGTACGCCGGTCATGGATGCAGCAGATACTAAGCATGGCCCTGCTGGCGTTGCCACCATATCTCCAGCAACTATTGCGTCTATGCGCTTAGTGGTTCCATCAAACATAGTGATTAATGTATCGCCTATCAGACAAAGATCGTCATGTCGCCCTTTGGGGAACTGGCCGACCTGGGTGATGACCATGTCAGCCCAAGCACGATCAGGCGCGTATACCATGCCTTCAGAGAACAACGCCTGCACGCTGTAGAGGCGCGCTAGCTTGTCCTGCGCCTTCGGGTCAATCAACTGCACGGCGAAGTCTTCGTGGCCATACATGCGACGCATTTCCTGCGACACACTGATGCCAGACGCCTTGTTCTCAATCAGCAGTTTGTCAACCTTCAGCGCACGACAGGACTTGGCTACCTTCTCCACAAGGTCGTGCAACTCCAGGCGTTCCTGCCAAGCCGTCATCAGCATGACCTTAGGCAGACCGTCGATAGTGCCGGTGTCTGACAATGCCTCGGCGTTTGCGCCATACCGGTTGACCGTGCGGGTGGCGCGGGTATCTGTTGATCCATACCAAACGCCCCAGACAGTCAATGCACTGAAATCGTTTTCTTGTTTAGTGGTGTATGCCGTGTCCAGGCTGGCGATGATGAAGTCGAACGGCGGAAAAGCTTCGTCGGGCCAGAGGTTCCACCACTCTCGCTTGATAACGCCGCCACCAGCAGGCTCAGGACGCTGCTGTAGCTGCCCTGCGGTCGCCCACGGTCCTAGCGTCTTTTCGAGCAGGACAACTTGCTGTTCATCAAACCGTTCGGGCCACAACAGTTCCCCAGGCGTCGTGCGCTGGTCTTTCCACTGGATCGGCATACCGTCATCTGTCGCCCAGGCGGGCACCAGTGTGGTATGAAACGACCGGTCTGGTTCGTATCGCATCGGCAGGCAGAGGTGTTGCCAGTCGCCCACGCCCTTCTCAAGCACATGCCCGCTGATGTCTTGCTCTGACAGGCGCTGTGCGATGACGATGCGGCAACCGTAGCCGGGCTTCGAATTGTTCAGACGATTATACCACGCCATGTCCCACCACTCGATAGTGGACTTGATGACGGCTTCGCTGTTCGCCTCGGCGCTGTTGTTCAGGTCGTCGCCGATCAGGTAATTGCCACCAAGTCCGGTCGTGGCACCGCCAACAGATACCGTGTTGCGGATGCCATTCTGATCGTTCTGAAAACGCTGCTTAGTGTTGGTGTCGCCGGTCAGCTTGAACCGGTGTCCCCATCGCTTCTGATACCAGTCCGATTGGATCAGCGTGCGGCACTTGACGCTATCTTGCAGCGACAGGGCCATGGCGTAGCCGGCGTGCAGGAATTGCGCTCCAGGGCCAGCCAACGGCGTCCTGGCGTTCTGCGCCCATACCCAGGCGGGGAACATCACACCGCACACCGTTGACTTACTGAAGCGCGGCGGAATGTTGATCAGCAGGTTGGGGATGTATCCATCTGCGCACGCTTCCAGATGCTCGCACACCGCCTGCAAAGCATATCCGCCCATAGCGAACTCTGCGCTGTCAATATTCGGCCAAGCGGCGACAGTAAAGTCGTAGAGCGATGCTTCTAATTCACACCGCTCTATTTCAAGTAATGCCTCGTCTACATCGACATTACTGTCGCCATACTTGATTAGCATTATGTTTTTCTGGCTTTTCGCGCGTTATATGATTGTTTTAATATGCTCCTCCATATTTCCGCGCTTTTTTCGCTATGAGGATCAATTCCATCTTTGCTTAATTGATGCCTGAAAGCCTTTTGACATATTTGCTGAATAGATGATGGCGTCAAACTATACATTTTAGCCACTTCAGCATGAGTATGTCCCTCTTTATATTTTTCTAGAATAGCATACGCACGCTGTAAGCTTCTTTCCCAATTTTCCGCCTCTAAAGAAGACCGAGCAAGAACAGCAGGCGAGTCTTGTCGAAGCTTAACTCCCACTCTGTCGAGAGCCTGTATCACAGAAGCAAGAGTTACTTTGCCCATTCCATATGAATTAAGTAATTCTGCGGGTGAATACTTTTCCAGTTCCTCAGTTGTCTGCAACCCCATCACACGAATTAAGCAATTAGACGCTCTGGCGTGCAGCATTAGTTCAGAAATTTTCATCTTCTTTGTCCTATACTGTTTGTTTACTTGTTTTGTTCTTTAGCAGCCAGCAAAGCCTGCTTCAACGCATCACGCGCATCAGGATCAAGCGACCTTGCGTCAATAGTCGCCACCTGTTGTGTCTGTATTGGCGCACCGTTTGGACCGCTTACTTCAGTCTTGTTCACGTCGCCGTAAGTATTGCGGTTCAATTTACTTGCCAACCATTTGCGCGTGTCTACCATCAGACGTTTTTGGTCTGATGGAATACTTGGATCGTCAGAAATTAATATCATTTGGTCTACGTAGTAGTTTTGTTGGTCTTCACGAGCGCGCGTATACATCAAGCTAAATTCGGGGTGAACACGCAACCAATTATAGACCGTTTGTAGCGTCGGAACGCATTCGTGGTCCATGGCTATTTTATACAAAGGTTTACCAACCGCAATTTCAGAACAAATCAATTCAGCGATAGCAGGATCATAAGTGGACGGATTGCCATTGTTCGCCCTTCCATCTTTTTTCTTCGGCTGCTCGGCCATCAGATCTGTTGTGCGTAATACCACAGCCGGCGGCGATTTTCCCGATCCTTTACCCTGGCGCGGCATAATTAATCTCCAACAAAAAAACGTAGAATGGAACTTAATCCAATATACGCTCAATTTCAAGCCACTGCATCGGTATCAGACCATCCAGACTGGCTTGCACAAGTAGAACGACGTAAAGAGGGACGGGAACGGCTCCTGAAAGCCATTTATAGACCGCTCTTTCCGTCACTCCGAAAATACGAGATAGACTTGCCACAGACCAGCCTAGCTGGCCCATGGCAATTCGTAGGGCGGCGGGAGTCATTCAGCAAAAGTAACGTCGTATGCGTATGGCAATGTCGGCGGGGGTCATGTGGTTAACTCCGTGTTTTGATTTCGTAATGCGGAAAGCGTCCGGCGACACTGGCTTGTGTGCCAAAGCCTGAGAATGCCTCGGCCAGCCATGCGCGGAATGCTCTGCGTTCGCCGCGCTCCACGCGATACGTCCATCTTTTTCCGTCGTGCTCCACGCATGCGCGGCCGGCGTCCGGGTCTCCGGCAAAGTGCCAGTGCGGTTGGCCTTCGCGGGCGGCTGAGATTTCGCAACGTAGTGCATAGTCGGTCATGTGCGGTTGCCTTTTGTGTGGGCGGTTGATGTTATGTTGGTTGACGCCAAGAGCCGCGCGGGCCGCGAGGTAGTTGTTCAATTCAGTTGTCATGTCGCTCTCCACTGTGTTGATGTGTTGTGTGTTGATGTGTTGATAACCCCTTTGTAGCTGAACTAAGTTCAGTGGTCAACACATATTCGACCGCTTTTCAAAAATATTTTTATCCGCTATTCGGCGCATTAGCTTTTTGAGCCTCTATCTTC